TGGCAGTTAAACGGCGCTGGCTGGCCGGTGAAGAGACCGATGCGGAGTTAAAAGTGGCGCGCAGCGCCGCTCACGACGTTTACGCCGCTTACGCCGCCGCCGACCCCTACTACGACACCGTCGCCGCCGACGCCCTCGCCGCCGCCTATGCCGTCGTCCACGACGCCGCCTACGCCACCGCCTACGAAGCCGCCACCGCCTTCGCCACCACCTATGTCGTCGTCGGCGGCGACGATGCTATTCGTGATCGGCAGAACGCGAAGCTGGAGGCGCTGCTGATGACGCTTGCGCCACAGGAGGCACATCCATGAGTGGTTACGCCCCAACCTTTGACCGCCCGCCCGCGCAACTGGAACACAGTCCGGCTGCCGTGCTCGGCATGTCCAGAGTTTGCCGACGTGTGCTGTGCGAATTCCCTGTATCCGACGTGATGACTTTGGTCTTCGTTTACGCCGGGACTCATGTGATTGTGGTGGACACCAGTATCCCGGCTGCCATAAATGCGGTAGTGGCAAGCACCGGAATCGGCCACTGGAGGCAGGTGGCGCGGACCGGACGCGCGTATGTGTTTGAGGCGGTCGCAGATGAACCCGGATCATGAGTGGCTTCGCCTCCGCATGATTATGCGCCAGATCGACGCGAACGCCACATTGCTCAGTAGATACGCCCGCTGCATGATGGTGCGCCCGATGGTGCGCCTGGAACCGGCGCCAGTGGTGGCGGACAATGCGGAAGCGGTGCGGATGTCACGGCAGTGGACAGTCCGAGCATAATGTGCTAGACTGTATCCAATAACCTGCGCGGTTTCGTCCGGATCCCAAATTTACCCGCGCGGTGGAACGCCCCGGTTTTAGTCTCCTGGCCGGGGCGTTTTGCGTTCTGGCGCATTTCGTGTATCATAGGAGCATGAGAATGCCTCGATGGACAGGACTCCGATGATGCACGCGCGAGACCACATGCGGCGGGCAGCGCAGCTGTTGTTGCTTTATAGTCGCCTTATCGTGTTGCTGGATGACGAATTCATCACCGCTGAAAGCGCGCCGCTGGCTTCGCCGCGCACCTGCGAACCGGGACCGGGGACGCTGACGCTGGTGCAAACGGATGGACAGTTCTCTATTGCTGCTGGAGTGATGGCGTATCCGGCGCAAGTTTCGCCCGTAGCCGGAGACCAGGGATTTATTTACGCTACCGGTTTTGCGCGTATTGCTGGACGCAGCCTGCTCAGCAAATCCAGGGAATCAGCGAATCCTTCAACCGGAATACAACCACTCGCCTGGTTTGCAACCGCTGCGCTGCCAGCCTCCACTACGGCTGGCGTCAGACATGCCATCTATCCGAATTCAGGCACGAGTTTGTCGGTCATCGCCGAGGGTGGATTTTTGACGCCATCGGCAACGTATGCGGTAGCAACAGATTTTGAATACGCTATCGTCCTGCGAGAGATGGGCGCATTCTATTTTATCAAAGGCGGAACATATCTTGATTGGACCCTTTTCTGGGTTGATGTGAAGAGCACGACCACACCGATGTATCCAGGCTTTTCTAATTTTTTTGCGACGGGAACCCTGGATTATTTCCAAATTCGCGATCTATATGGCGCATTAGCCAGCGATTTTGGCATCGCCACCATAACGGATACCACACTCGCCAGCGGGGACACACTTACCGGTACGGCTAACGCAACCAGTGATTTTGAATTTACCCTACCCGGCGCGACGTTGGCCGGCGATGAAATCGTGCTGCGTTACCGGCGCACCGACGATAACAACTGCTGGAAAGCCTATGTTCTGCGCAATGCCACGAACACGGCCTGGGATGTGCGCCTGGACAGCGTGGCGGCAGGAATAGCGACTAATCGGATTGCCGTTACGGGCGTGGGCAGTCCAGACATGATTCGGGTGATCCATAGAGGCGCGTTGCATGACCTGTTCACAAAAGCGGGTACGGTATGGACAAAGCGCGCCTCACAGGTCAATATGGCGCATCAGAACACGGTGACGTTTTTGAGCATTGAGGCGGTGGCTGGCACGACGCTGACGCGGGTCACGAGTTGGCCGTATACCAGCAGCTCGTATGATATTCTGAGTGCGACATAGGAAGACCGATGACAACTCTCGTCTATGTGTTCAGTAGGCGCTCGCTGGTTAACGGAAGATACGTAATGGACATTGCCGAGGCGTATCAAGGCGCGTTCACAGACATCAACGAGCAGCTGGACGCCGAGATAGCTGGTCTGCCGCTGCTGGTGGTCGAGTGTGAGGTGGATACCCCGACGCGCGTCGCAATCCAGGCGGACGCCAATTTCCCGATGATCTTCTGGCGTGAAACGGACGTCAACGGAACCATCGTCGCGGGAAATGAAGCCAATGTGGTCACGCTAACACAGGCCAATGCGTTTATCGCGTGGATGACGAACCCGGCACGCTGGCCGAATCTGTCACAGCGTAAAAAGGATGTGATTTTGTCATGTATTGGCAAAACGCGTAAACAAGCCGGGGTAACGCTGGTGCGGGCGATGCGCCGCCTATTGAGTGAGGATTGATATGTGGATAATTTTGATAGCTATTGCGATCCTGATGCAACTCATTCCCGGTCAGTCAATCTGGGACATGTGCCCGCTGGTCGAACCGGTGTCGGCGCTGCTCATTGACGAGCGCAGCGCCTACGCGCATGATACGATCAGTCTTGATCCTGACGCAGTGGCGGCGTGGACCGGGCATCCGCTGGTATGGAGCGCGGCGGGCGGTTTTTATGCGCGCCGTCTGCCGGAGTTTGTGCAGTACCGGCTTGTTGTAACCAATGCGGATGACTCACAGGTGTCCGGTCTACTCACTCGCAACCGGGACGGCGAATGGTTCGCCTATCTGACGCGGGATTTGCCGGAAAACCTAGCCGATGAGTGGCACGTGACGTGTGGCGTCTGGCGTCTGGATGAGGTGGTGAGGCCATGACCACTATGGCCTTGTTTCTATTGATCGTTATCTGGTTTGGCATCGGACTGTTTCTGTGGGTTACGCGCCACGAGCGTGGGGAGGATTTTGACAGATGACGAGGGGCAAACATCCCGTTTATGATGATAAATTCCGTGCCAGTGCTTGCGTGATGCTGGAGGCTGCTGGGTATCCTGCCCGTAAAGGCGCATTGCATCATGTGGCTGGACATCTGGGTATTCACGACCGCACATTGAGTCGGTGGTTCAAGGGAGAGAGCAATCCCCCCCCGGACAGGGTTGTCAATAAAATACAGTTTGACATGCGTGATCTGTTGAGGGAGGAGTTGCAAGCTGCATTACTGGCGATGGGTGCTGCTCGTGAAGATGCCACGTACCGCGATCTGGGTGTTGTGGTTGGAATCCTATCGGACAAACTAAATGTCCTTGAAAACCGACCTACCGAACGCATTGAACATACTGGAACCGTTACCGTCGAAGAACGAATTAGCCGAGTTGCTGTCCTACTTGACACCGCAAGAACTCGTGGAATTGGACAGCTTACTTCTGGAATCGACGATTGATCTGCCGACTCCTTACCCGCTCCAGCAGGCCATCAAGGATCACCCGGCACGGTACAAGGTCATCGCGTGTGGGCGACAAGTGGGCAAGACGATCCTGTGTGCGCTGGATGCGCGCGACTGCCTGATCGCCGGGAAGCGCGCGCTGTACACGTCGCCGTCGCAAAAACAGACTGACCAGTTCTGGGAATATGTGAAACGGTTCACCGAGGACCTGCGCCCGTACCGGCACGATAGCCGCCGGATCATGCGGTTGGGCGATGGTCTGTTGGACGTGCAGACGGCCAGTCAGCCGGACACCTTGCGCAGCGGACACTATGATCGTATCTATTTCGATGAGTGCGCGTATCTGGACGCGCGCGTGTGGTCGCAGGTCGGTATCCCAATGCTATTGGCGCGGGACGGCGGGGCATGGTTCATGAGCACGCCGAAACGCCGGAACTGGTTTTTCCAGCATTTTATCAGAGCGCGTGATGCCCAGGCGTCGGGCAGTGACCGTTGGACAGTCTGGAACTTCGCCACTACCGAAAACCCCTACCTGTCGGAAGCGGCACTTGAGGCGCTCACGGGCGAGATGACGGAAGAGGATTATCAGCAGGAGATACTCGCACAGTTTCTGGAGGGACAGGGCGCTGTATTCCGATATGTGGACAGTATCTGTGTGCTGCCGCGGGTCGAACCATTCGAGGGCCGGTTCGTCATGGGTGTGGACTGGGCACAGGTGCGCGATTTCACTGTGCTGATTGTGATGGACCGGGAGACGCGCCGCGTGGTGGATATGGACCGCTTCAATGGGGTGGACTGGGCTTTACAACGAGGTCGATTGATGACGCTGGCGCAGAAGTGGAACCCGGAGGTCATCTATGCGGAATCGAATAGTATCGGCGGCCCAAACATTGAGGCGCTGGTACGGGACGGGCTGCCTGTGCGCCCATTCGAGACGACCGGTGTCAGTAAGCCGCCACTGATTGAGAGCCTTGTTCTGGCGTTTGATCGGAGCGAAATTGCGTGTTTGGATGATCCCGTGCTCAAAGGGGAACTGATGGCATTTGAGCGCAAGGTATCCACGACCGGTCGGAGCCAGTACAGCGCGCCGGACGGGATGCACGACGATACGGTGATGGCGCTGGCGATTGCATGGCACGCGGTCACGAGACCGAAGGCAGAAGACCTGATCGCCTTTATCTGATTGGCGGAGAGCATGAGTATTCTGGATCGAGCGTTACATCGGCTGGGTTATGCGAAGGCGCGCACGGGCGGAGACCGGTTAGTGACGCGCGATGATCGCTGGTCAGTGCCGGATTACAGCACGGTGGAGAACCAGGTCACGCTCATGCAGAAGTTGTCATGGGTGTTTATCGCCGTGACACAGGTGGCAGAGGCGGCGGCCGGCAGCGCGCTGAGTGTCAAATTGCGCATAGGGGAAGGCATCGAGGACGTTGAGAACCATCCATTTGAACTGAAGCTGCAGCGGCCGAACCCGTTCCAATCACGGTTTGAATTGTTAGTTGAGACGTTCGCATACCGGCGCTTGTCCGGGAACGCCTACTGGTGGCTGAATAAGCCAGACGAGACTAGCGAACCGACCGAGATATGGGGTATTTCGCCGGGCAAGATTCTGCCCGTGCCGGACGGGAACATGGGCATTCAACACTATGCATACAACCCGGGCTTCGGCATGACGGAACTAATTATCCCTCCGGATGAGATCGTACACTTCAAGGCGTTTCATCCGACGAATCGATACATTGGGCTATCCCCGATTGAGGCGCTGGCCGGGCAGGTTGTGGGGGACCTCAAGGCGGTGGAGTGGAACGCTAACGTTTTTGCGAAAGACAACGCGAAAATTCCCGGCGCGCTGGTATGGGCGGACATGGTGCAGGACCCGGAATGGGAGCGCATCAAGCGCGAATTGATTGACGAGCACGGCGGTGTGCGCCGGTCGCTTATGCTGCTGCGTGGCGCGGGGGCGAAGGGCGTGAGTTGGCTACAGATGGGAGTCAGTCAGAAAGACCTCGAATTTCTGGAAGGCCGCCAGTTCACCAAAGAAGAAATATTCGCCGTGTTCGCGCCGGGTCTGGCGTCCCTGTTGGCAATCAATGCCACCGAAGCAAATGCCGTCGCCGGGCGGGCAACGTTTTTGGATATGTGCATCTGGCCCATGCATCAGCAGATAGCTGAGAAAATCACGAATGATCTGTTGCCTTTGTATGGCGATAATCTGATGTGTGAGTTTGATGACGTGCGCAAGACCGACCGAGTGCTGGAACTTCAGGAGCAGGACGCTTATGAGCGCACGCATACGCTGGATGAAGTTCGCGCGCGATGGTATGGGGACGAGTCGATTGGCGACGAACGCGGCGCGCTGCTGATGGCGGAAATCACGAAACCCGCGCCGTTTGCCCCTTCCCCCCCGGCTATGACTGACACGGCGCCGGACGACCAGGCTATCACACAAGCGGTGAACCGACTGGCGCAGGAGGCCGAGGTGAGCATGAAGTCTCAGGCGCTGTCCGCGATGGAAGACGAAATGCGGCGCTGGCGCAAGATGGCAAAACATCGATTGGTTGGTAAAAACTTTCACGCCGCACTGGACTTCGAGAGCGACATTATTCCGGCGCCGCTGATGAGTTGGATAAAGGGCGGATTGGAACGGGTTGAGACCGGCGCAGAATTGATGCGCGTGTTTGATGAGGTAGATCTGCGGGCATGGGGAAAATATTACAATGGCGAATTTAGCTGATCGCGACGATTACGAAAATCAGATTATCCGCCGACTGGCTGCCCTGGGGCTGCTTGCGGAGATCATGCGCACACTGGGCACAGATATGGACGTGTCTAATCTGACTGCGGCTTTTTGGGGAGACATTGAAGCGCGCATCCGCGGGATCGTTACTACCGAATTATTCGCTGTGTTCCGGGCGGCATGGGTGGCCGATGAAGCGGCGCTGGGATACACGTTTCCGGCTGAGTATGCGGACCGCTGGTTACAGCGCAATATGGCGCAGTATGGCGCGGACCTTGCGCGGCAAATCACGCTTACGCAGCAGACGGCGGTCGAGCATTACGTCGGGCAGTACTTTGACCAGCAGTGGAGTCAGGGTCAGTTACGCGGGATGCTGGAACCGTTTTTCGGTGCGGAACGAGCCGCACTAATCGCGCGGACCGAAGTCACGCGTGCGGCGTCCAATGCCACCGGCGCAGTGCAGGAACAACTGAAGCGGGAGAATGTGCAAACACGGCAAATATGGCGGACGCGAGAAGACGAATTGGTGTGTCCGATATGCGGCCGATTGCGAAACAAATTGCAGGGGATAGATTGGGAACTCCCGCCGCCAGCTCATCCGCGTTGTATCTTACCTGGTAATGAAATCGTGGTGCCCGGTCGCATTCAGGCTGCAACCACAAGCTATTATGTCGGACGGTGTATTGAGGTAACTTTTGGTAGCGGGAGCACATTGGCCGTCACCGCGCATCACCCGATATTGACGCGGCGCGGTTGGGTTTTCGCGGGCGAACTGAAAAGTGCGGATCAACTCATCCGGGCAATTGCCCCCGAAAGGATAGTTGCGGCCATCTATCCAGAGGATGACTACGTGCCAACCCGCATTGAGCAGATAGTGAATACGCTGATGAAATCGAGCACGATGACGACCAGACGAATGCCAGTTTCCGCCGAAGACTTCTATGGTGACGGCTCCGGTTTCATAGGTGAGATCGACATTGTATTTGCCGATAGCTTTTTGCTGGACGAGAGGAAACCCGTGCTCGGTCATAGTTTGGGCGATAACACGCTCAACGTGGGCAACATTGTGCCAGGCAGTCTCCAGTGTTTTGGCTCGCAGCAGGAGCGATTCGGGTTTCACAGGAATGCCTCGAGTAGCCTCGTGAGCAGCCATCACTTGTGCGCACCGTTGCTCTTCGGACATGTTAGCCCACTTCATCAATTCAGCGTCGGATTGATTACGCGGGATAATGCCACACGCCAAAAGCCGGCGTCGGAAAGTCCAGCGATTGATCCCCGCCTCGCGGGCGAGTTTGTTCTCCGATTCGCCCGCGAGATAGCGATGGAGCAAATTATCCAGATCAGAGATTTCGATTTTTCGGGGCACGTGTATGACCTCCAGGTTAGTCCATACGAACTATACATCTGCAATTCTATTATAACACATAACTGTCGGTGTTGGCCTGACCTTATCATCATTGAAACGGAGGCTGTGTGATGCAGGTTTCGTATACAGTGGACATGACCGCCGCACTCAAGAGCCTGGACTCTATGGCGCATCCGAAGAACATTGCGGTGGCGTTATATGTCGGTGCGGTGTATCTGCAATCCAAGGTGTCGCCATACCCGCCCGCCGTCGCGCATCCGAAACAGCCATTTACGAGCGACAAGCAGCGGCGCTATGTGATAATGGCGCTGCGCAAAGGCATTATCGAGATTCCGTACCGGCGCGGGCAATCACCGGGGTCACAGGATTTAGGCCAGCGCTGGCGTATCGACCGGTCGACCGATGGCATGGTGTGCACACTGCGCAACACGGCACGGTATTCCCGCTATGTAGTCGGCCCAAATCGTCTGCAATCTGCTTACATGCGCGGATTGGGATGGCGGTCTCAGGAAACGGTGATGAGCAAGGAACATGATGCGGTGGCCGCGAAGATCGTCGCGCAGCTGCGCAAGACAGTGATGCGCAAGACAGTGAAAGGATAGAGGTGGAGTATGCCCTGGAAGATTGCTGAAGTGGACGGGATGTATTGCGTCCACAAAATGAATGACGATGACACAATGGGCGAAAAGGTCGAGTGTCATGCGACGATGGAAGAGGCTGAGGCGCACATGCGCGCGCTGTATGCCAACATGGAAGACATGGGCGGAGACATGTCTGGGAAGGCCGCGGTCAAAGCATTGACCGGCGGGGAAGGGAACGCGTGGGTATTGGATGTGCGTGGCGTGCCGTATGGCAGTCCGTCTGACCGGGATGGTGACGGTCAGTATTTCGATGCGCGCACGGTGTTACATGAGGACAAATTTCCTCTGCCCCCGGCCGTGTACTATCATGGGATTGCGGACGATGGGAAGAGGCTCGCTCCCACTCCGGAATACATCGGCAAGACGGTCAGTTTCGAGGACCGGGCGGATGGCCGCTGGTATCGGGTTGTTCTCAACCAGGCGGCGGATAAGGCCCGGCGTATCTGGGACGCCGCGAAACAGGGGAAAGCGTTTGTCAGCAGCGGGTCGAATCACCTGCACCGAGTTGACCGGAACGGGCGGATTGTGCAGTGGCCAGTCTTAGAGCTGTCCTTGATTGATGCCTATGATGGGCGCGCCCCGGCGAACAAGCACGCCATTGCGCTGCCCGCGCTCAAAGCGATCTACGCGGCGGCGGGAATTGACCTGCCGGCAGAAATCGGGTACACTGATTCTGATACTGATACACAGGGAACACAGGGTGTTACGCCGTTCCGAGCATCAGACGTTATTCGCATGGATAACTCTAGCGACAAGGAACGGGATATGGAACCCCAGGAAATTCAAGACCTCGTAGTAAAAAGTGTGGACGATGCGCTCAAGGCCCAGTGGGACGCTGATGAGGCGGCTCGCAAGGACCGGGAAGCGCGTGAGTCCGACAAGCAGGCCGCTATCAAAGCGGCGCTCGATCTACAGGCAGCCGAATTCGCCAAATCGAAACGCCTCCCGGAAGGCATCCCTTACGTGGCTAAATATGGCGACGTGTGGAAGTACGACAACCTGGAGCCGGGAGACATGGCGCTGATGATCGGGTTGCTGCGTGAAGCGAAAGCGTCTCGCTTGAGTAAATTCGGCGAGAGCGAAGCGGCCGTGAAAGCGCTGGGCATTAAGCTCGAAGAAGATGCCGCGAAAGATGGCGAAATCGGCATACAGGGTATGTATGCGCTCAAGGCGGCCGGCTTCGCTGGCAAGGCCAATGATCTGAACTATTCCACTTACGCCACCTATGGTGACGAGTTCGTCGGTGTGGCTTACTCCCAGGCACTATGGGAGTCTATTCGCAAAGGGGCGGTTATTGCCAACCGACTCCCGACAGTCGAAGTGCCTCCTGGGCATGAAAGCATCAATGTCCCAGTCGAAGGTGAAGACCCGATCTTTTACAAAGTCGCGCAGGCGACCGGTCTCGCGTCGGCTACCGATTCACACCCGGCCGCGACAGTGACCGCCAGTAAAGCGGCCACGACAAATGTGTCTCTGACGCTGAACAAGATGGGGGCGCGGACGATCTACTCCGGTGAACTGGAAGAGGATTCGATTGTGCCGTGGGTGAATTACCTTCGCACCAAGATGGTTACGGCAGGGAACGAATATCTGGATGCCTCGATCATCGATGGAGACAACGCCACCGGCGCGACAACTAACGTGAATGACATCGCGGGCACTCCAGCTGGCACGGAGTATTTCATTCTGTATGACGGGTTCCGTGTATCGCCACTGGTGACTACAACCGCCAACAGTCGCGCGGGGGGCACATTGGACGTAAACGACTTCCTTGCGACGCTGCAACTGATGGGTGTGCAGGGCAAAAACGCCGACCAGTCCAATACGGTCTTTATCATGCCGCCGTCTGTGCAATGGAAAGCACTGCAACTGGCGGAAGTCAAGACGCGTGACGTGTTCTCACAACCGACGCTAGAGAACGGGAGACTGGTACAGATTTTCGGGTACGGTATTATCACGTCGTACTTCTATAACTTCTGGTCGGTCAAGTCCGGACTGGTGGCCGGATATGAATACAAGGAAAACAGCGCGGGTAAGTTGGACGTAGATACCGCCTCTAACAACACCTTCGGGTCTTTCCTTGCCGTGCGTTTCGACCAATGGCTGTTGGGCTACCGCCGACGGATGCTGCTGGAAATGACGCGCTTCCCGGAGTCGGACAGTACGCAGATTGTGGCTCAGATGCGTGTTGGTCTGATCCAGCGCGATACGGAAGCGGCCGCCATCACCTACGGTATCACGGTGTAAGGGAGACGCCTCATGTACAACCTGAAACGTGGTTCTTCTTCCATCGGTGATCTTGCTGATGGGTTCGGCAGTGCTTTTCTGCCCGCGCTGATCGGGAACACCTACTTTGTCAATCCGAGTCTGTCCGTCAGTGGGAGTGGGACGGTGGATGATCCGTTCAATTCCGTGCTAGCGGCCTATAATCAGTGCACGGACGGCGCGAATGACGTGGTATTTATGATCGGTCAGTCCAGTGCCTGGAGTCCGGCGGCATCTCTGACGTGGAGCAAAAGCTACACGCACCTGATCGGCATCAGTTCGCCGCTTCCGGGAATGGGACAGCGGTGCCGGATTGTCGGGTCCGCTTCGGTGGACATCTCTCCCGTGATTACGTTCAGCGGGACTGGGTGTATCGTCAGCAACATTCAGATATTCAACGGCAAGGACGCTGATAGCAGCAGTGGCGCGGTAATCGTTTCCGGCGCGCGCAATGCGTTCATTAACGTATTCTTCGCGGGCATGGGGCACGCAACACCAGCTGCTCGGACTGACAGTTACAGTCTCAAAGTCACCGGCGCGGAAAACCTATTTGCGGACTGCACTATCGGACTGGACACCATCGACCGGTCCGCTGCCAACTACGAACTGTGGCTGAGCACCGGGTCCGTGCGCAATACGTTCAAGCGCTGTCACATTCTGTCACAATCGGACACCAACACACGCGGCGCGGTCCTGATCGACGGCATGGACCGCTGGGTGATATTCGATGATTGCCTATTCGAAAACTTCTCTGTCAACTGGGCAACCGCCATCACCAATGCATTCTCAATCACGGTAGCCACCACGCATTATGTAATCCTGCGTGGGGCTTGTCAGTTTGTCGGGTATACCGGCATTGCCGATACACTGACACATATCTACGGGGCAGGCCCGGCGCCGAATAGCGGGATGTTCCTGAGCACTCAGCCAGCGGCCTGATGTCTAGGCGGGGGCGGTCTCTAGCCGCCCCCGCTGGATAGGACAAGCACATGCAAATTATCGAGATCGTTCGATTGATAGGGACTACGGCGGTTGGTGGCGCAGCCACAATAACGGCCGACCGCCCGATACGCGGGTTCCTGGTTGCGGTGGAGTGGGTCGATGGCGACCTGACCGACGGCGTAGACGGGACGCTGAGTGTAATTCGTACCTCGTCCGGTGTAAACAAAACACTGCTTACGCTGACCGATGCCAATGCCGATGCATGGTACCAACCGCGCGAAGACCGCCATAGCGCGTCCGGGGCAGCGGCGAGTGTCAATGACCAGTACATGATAGTGGATGGCGTATTGCAGTTGGTCATTGCCAGCGGCGGTGACGCCCACACCGGTGGCGCGCTAGTCTATCTGTTTTAGGAGGAAATGATGCGAACCATTCAATTCGTGCAGGACGTGGTAGCCAGTGGTGTATTCTTCGATTACGGAGATACAGGCATATTCGATGAGGCTGCGGCCTATGCGCTGGTCTCAGGCGGATGGGCAGTGTATGTCGATGGTCTGCCCGCCCCGGAAACGCTAGGGATAGCAGAGGAAGTGACGTCGGAGGAACCAGTACGCCGTAACCGGAGATAGCGCATGGCCGCGTACATCACAACCACGGAACTGAAGGCGCAGCTTACCAGCCAGACGATGGGCGCCGGTGACGATGCGCTGTTGCTGGAAATATGCAGTCGCGCGACCAGGTGGTTTGAGAGCGAAACAGGCCGCGTGTTCGACGCCAGCAGCAACACGTCACGTTCCCTGGATGCTATCCAGGACGTGGATGGGCCGCGTCTGAAACTGCCGTGGGACCTGTGCAGTATCAACAGCATCACGAACGGAGACGGCGTGGCGGTGACCAGCAGCCAGTATGCAACCGAACCGCGCTATGGCACGCCGTATCATGAGATCGTGCTGCTGCCATCGTCCAGCATAGTCTGGTCATACCTGACCAATCCGCAGAACGCGATCACTATCAGCGGAAAGTGGGGCTATAGTGAGACCGTGCCGGCAGATGTCAAAGGCGCAGTGCTGGTGCTGGGCGCGGCCATGTACAAGGCGCGGGACGTGCTGGTGGGGGTCAGCTCACCGGTGGTCACAGCGGAGGGGAGCGTGATCATGCCATCCACCATCCCTGAGATCACGAATGATGTGGCGTGCAAATACAGGCGGTGGTCATGATGGAATCCTACACATTGCGCGGGATGTACGAAGCGGTGGCGGATGTGACGATCACGTTCGTTAACCGGATGGACGAAGCCAAAACCGCGAAAGTGTTCGACATTGACAGTGGCGTAGCCTCTGTGACCGACGCCGACTGTCCGGCGCGGATCATGGCCCCGCATTATGGCGCTCAGGACATATCCGGTGTAGTCAGCATGACGCTGGGACACAACGTAAGTCAACAGGTATTTCAATTGACTGAATTGTACCTGTACCAACCGGTGACTGCCGGAGAGGGGGTCCGTGCGTGGTTGGGCGATCTGGTGGACATTGCCGACGTGTATCTGGCGATGGTCAATCAGATGCAGTTCGGCCGGGGCGTTCTGACCGGCGCGAATCTGTCGATCCAGTCGATTGAGTACGGGAAGATTCTCTACGCCGGAATTGTTATCAGCATGACGATTCAGGTCACGAGTTAAGGAGTGAGGGATGGTCGACATTACAGTAGGCGCCGTGAAGCCAACGGCGGGATATGAACACATGATTCAGCATGGCATCACCGGTGAGGCGACTATTGCGGCCGGGGATGGTCTGTACAAGGGGACTTCGGGTACACTACTCAAAGCGCTGAATGACACGCAGGCGCACGCGGCGCTTGTCGGCATTGCGCTCGACACGCAGGCAACCAGCGGCGGCGCAATCACCTATATGCCGGACGGGGGCAGCATCGATTGCACCGGATTTACGGAAGGGGTCGCCGTCGTTGTCAGCAACACGGCGGGCAAACTGCATCCAGTCGCGGACCTGGGGACTACGGAATTTTTCACCTATGTGGGCGAGGGCACCAGCGCGCGGTTTCTCATTCGCATCCATGCGACGCCCGACCAATTGGCCTAATGTCATGACCCGATACTTTGTGCTGGTCAGTTTGAACCAACCGGACGAACTCATGCCGGGCAAGCCGAACCCGAAATACGGGAAGCCGGGCGAAAGCGTGGAGCCGGGCGAGATTATCACCGATGAGATCGGCGGGTTTCTAGAGCATCGCACGGACCCGAAAACCGGTGACCTGAAACCGTCCTACTATGCCGACGCGCTGCGTCACGGGTTGTTCGTTCGCGTCGGGGAAAAGGACGTGGTGATCGATGCGGTTATGCAGCATGTGCCAGAACATCTGGCGCGCATGTACTACCAATTGATCCGTGAGGAGCAGGCGGCAGCAGAGGCAGGGGTTATGGCGCAAGCTCCCGCCCGCGCGCGCAAGGCGAAATCTGCGCCTGAGACAATCCTGACTGAAGATGATACGCCGCAGGGCGTGAATGAGGGGAGCGAGGAATGACCGGGAAAGGTCAGCATTTCGGAAAGTTCGAGTTGGACAGCGCCGATGCCGGGTCGCTGGTGGATTATTCATCTGACATACTGACGGTGACAGGTTTTGATTTCAATCTGAACACGGCGCAGCACCATACACCTGGAAGCCGGAACCAGACCACCACATACGGCGGAAACGTGACGAATGACGGCACGATTGCGGGAAAAGTGGACCCAACATCTGGGAGCTTTTACCGTGTCTGTAAAGCGTGGGAAGCCTCGGTGCGGGCCGGCACGATTGCGACACGCACATTTCGCTGGAGTACGCCGGATGCCTCAACAGCCGGGAGTCAGCAGCGCGGCGGGGAAGTCTACCTGAAATCACTAACGCATGGCGCGACCACTGGCGGGAGCGCGGAGTTGAATACCTTCACGGTCGTGCTGACAGTGGACGGTGCGGTCACGGATACAACGGTGACGTGATGGCAGACCAGGATCGGATGGACGTTATCGACATCGAAGACATGGAACCGGAACTCATCTCGCTCCGGGTCATGGTTAACGGTGTTGCCAAGCATATTGAGATGCGCGCTTTCAGCCTGTACGAATGGTTTGAGACAGTTTCACTCGTATCTGACCCCATCCCGCCCAAGAAGCTGGATGACAACGGGACCAAAGTCGATAACCTAGAAGACGAGGAATACCGGCGGGAACTGGCAATGACAGAACACCGGCGCTATGCGTTGTTGATTATCCGTGCACTGCAAGCGACGGGTAACTACCTGAGTCTGGCGAAATTGCCGCCCGCTAAACAAATCGAGCAATTTCTCCAGGTGGTAGACTTCGGAATGTATTGGGATTTGCGGACGCTGCTGTTATCGCATCGAAGCCGCCACTTCGCCCGGCTGGAGGAGCGGGCTGAGTCCTTTCAGTCCAGCGGAGAAACGACTGGCGAGAATCCGGCGGCGGTATCGCTTGACACCGAAACAGTGGCGGACAATGCCAACGGCCGATAAGGACACACTCATGATCGATGAACTGGTGTTAGAGAAAACGCTGGACGGGATGGTCCAGCGTTTTACGAATGACCAGGGCGTCCTGTATGCGGAGTTCCGACTGGCGCTGCTGTTGGCGCGGGAGGGAGTGTAGGTGACCGGGAACAGTACTGATGTGACATACGTCCTCAAAGCGAAAAATGAGGCGTCCAATGTTATCAATCAGGTGAAAGGCGCCTTGCAGGGCACCGGCACGGCGGCGGCCGGAACTCGCGGCGCGTTTGATTCCCTCGCGCGTGGGGCGCTGGCGGTTGGCGCGGCGTACATTGGGATGAAAGGAATCCGACTTGCCGCGGATATGTACCAGACCGGGGAGGAGGCACGGCGCACGGAGACCGTATTCCGCCAATTAGCCCGGTCGGCTGGGGGCTATACCGCTGTCATGACCCGGATGGAGACGGCGACCGGAAACGTAGTTGACCGAATGACGCTGCAAAGTTCAGCTAACCGGATGTTGCAGATAGGACTGGCGACTACCGCAGACGAATTAGCGCGCATGACGGAGTTGGCGGTGAAACTCGGTGGGGTGATGAACCCAGGGAGTTCAGCGGCTGGGAATATCGACAGTTTTATCTCGATGATGGGGAAACAGTCCAAGGAGCAACTGGCTGATTTTGGCATCTCGGTAACAGATGTGGAAGTGCGCATTCAACAACTGATTGACACAGGCCAGGCGATGAACCGTGCCGAGGCCTTCGGTCAAGCGGTCATAGATGAAGCTGCGGAATCGCTCCTCAATTTAGGGAGTGCGGCTGAAGTGGGGGAAACCTCCGTTTCTCGTCTGGAAACCCGTTGGGAAAATTTTTGGTCGGGCATGAAAATCGGGGTAGCGGATACGGTAAATGCCTTCGCTGATGGTCTGGAATACATAGAAAGTGTCGGGTTTGACGAGTTTGCATATTTCGTGCTTCATGGGGAAAGCACTCGTCCCCTTTCTCAAGTGCGAGAACAGGGATATGTGAACATACAGACGGGTTTGCAGGAGATGTTACGGACACAGACGGCCATAGGCGAGAATCCGTACCGCACCCCACGCGAAACAATAGATAGCGCCGCGGCGCAAAACTTCTCAACTGTGCGCTATGCCCAGATGCTCCGGGAAGCGATGGTTAGCGGGCCGGGGATGGGATTTGCCGCCATGCAAAACATGGGACAATACGGCGGGATGACCAGCCAGTATGGACGCCTACAGGGGTTTCAGATGCTGGGGGGTGAACAGATCATGGGCGGGGTAGCGGCCCAGAATCTGGCGCAGATGGCGCGGGATATTGCGCAGCAGGCGGAGGAGGCCAAGACCGCCTACGGGGACATGCTGAGTGATGCTCAGCTTGCGCAGATGAATGAAGCGGTCAAGGCCGCGAACGAGCTGGCGAATGAGGCCGGCCGCGCGCGGGACAACTTCGACCGGATGAACCTCGGCCAGATCATGGGACAGCAGGGCGGCGGGCGGTATGCAGAAATCATGGACGCCGTGATCGAATCCATGCCGGAAGGGGCGGCACGGGACGCGGCGGCGCGCGCTTTTGCAATGGGCACCGGGCAGGAGACCGCCATGTCCCGGCTCATGGATGAGAAGATCGCGCCGTATTTGGCACGGATGGCGGGTATCAATCCACAAGCGGCGCTGGGAGCCGGGCAGAACCTGAATACGTTTTTGACCCAGGCAGCATTGGCCGGTTGGTCGCCTCAGCAGATGGCGCAGTACGCCATGCCTGCAATGGGCTACCAGATCACCGGCGGCGCGGGAGGTCAACAAATCAACATCCCGCAGGGCGCGGTTCCGGGGCAGATCGCGGCACAGTATGGGATGAGTGTGCAGGAAGTGCTGGCAATGACCGGGGCGACCAACACACGCAACATGCCATTTGGCACGTTTACGCGACCCGGTACCGGCGGCGGGATTGTGCCCACGGAAATGCCAGATGCTGTGCAAGGCCTGTTCGACACAATGCAGACCGGGATTGAGGACGCGCAGGCCGGTGTCGGGGAACTGACTGCCGCGCTTGATGAAGTGGACAACCGGATCGTGACCGTGCAGATTGACTTTCTGGCGAATATTCCAGCCTGGTTGCAACAAATCCTCAATCTCGGAGGATTCGGCAAAGCCGTCGGGGATAGTGTGCAAACCAATGGCGGGCAACCGCCTGGCACGACCAACACCAACAAAGGCAGTTCCAGCACGAACACCATACATACCGGAGCCGGGGGACGGTAATGGTCACCTATCAGGTCGAGCTTAAATTCGACTTTGCGCGGGACGGCACGTATATCCATGCGCAAGCGGACATGACGCCGCGCCTGATTATGTTGCAAACTTCCTATGGAATGCAGGACCCGTACCAGACAGTTTCCCCGGCAGCAACATTAGCGCTGACGTTTACTAATCGGGATGGCGCGTTCAACGTAAACGATCCGACCGCCGCGCTGTATGGACTGCTCAATCCGGGCATATTGGTGCGGTTGCGGGTAGCAATCGATGGAACGTGGCACACGCGCTTTATCGGGCATACGACGGCCAGCACACGCTATGTCGTTGGTAAACATGAGACACAGAAACAGGTTCTGGTCACGGTCACGGACCCGGTGAATCGCCTGTACAATGATGTCTATATTCCGCCTCTGGAGACGAACGTAACCACCAACACGCCGCTGGTGACGATGTTCGACAAGCCGGTTATCACGTGGCCGTATGACCGCAGTTTCTTTATGCTGGACGCGAGCGAGTTGGACGGGGCAGATGGGCTGTTCGACGCGCCGAATACGATCTATTCGTTCGAAACTGGACTGACCACTCTGGATTATTCGGGAGACGTGGGAGACCTTGGTGGCGGGATGTCCCCACTCAACTTCATTACGCAGATGGTCACCAGTGAATGCGGCGGGCGGTTTTATTGGGACCCGCATCAGGCAAAATTCATTTTTCACAATCGGCATCACGATGTGCTCAATCAGGAGACCATAACAGCGACATTCACTATGGCTGACCTGCTCGGCTACACGTTTGGGCAGACACCGGTGATCAACGACGTGACGATCCAGTATGAGCCGCGCCAGTTGGGGACACCATCATCGATAATCTATGCCAGCGATTCAGTTCCGTTCCGGTTGCGTAGCGGGGAAATTCGGACTATGTCGGTGCGCTATCGGGACCCGACTATCGACACGACCATCATCAGCGCTATCAACGTCATCGCACCGGTGCGCGGAGTGGACGTGATAGCTAATGAGCTATCCGGTGGAGGGGGTGCAGACCGCACATCGGTTGTCGGATATACATCCAATTCCGGTGGACAGAGCGCCGCGTTGACACTGACCAATTCATCCTCGGTCGATGTGTATATCACGACGCTGCAATTGCGGGGCACGCCACTATCCCGCCGCAATGGGGAACAGGTGCGAGCGGTTGACCCGACGAGTATCCGTGCCTATCAACGGTCCCCGCTCCCTCCAGAGACCATTCCGGGATTGAACGATGCGGACATGGCTGCCGACTATGCGCGATTGCTGGTGAACCGGTTCAAAACCCCGACTGGCGCGTTTACGTCTGTGACCGTGCGCGCCAATGACAATGGGGTGCTACTAACAACATCGTTCTCTATTGATTTGATGGAACAAATCGCGCTCACGAACGATTGGACGCGGCACGATGCGCAATATGTGGTCATGGGAATTCAAGAGCAATGGGATGCGCCCAGCGCGATCTGGGACATCACCTATCTGTTGAAACCATTTGCGCTGGAAAACATCTTTCGTATAGACTATTCCGAACTGGACGCCAGCGATGGGCTGGCGTTCTAATCTAAGGAGTCATGATGGCAAATTGGACCGCAGTAAAAACATGGAGCGCCGGAGAAGTCCCGACTGCCGCATTGGTCAACGCACATCTCCGTGACAACACCGCCTACCTGCTGCAGCGCACGCTGGCAGGCGGCGCAGCGGACGTAGTACTGAGTGGCGCGCCAACTACAACCAGCGCGACATTTGTCGATGTGACCGGCGCGACGGTAGCCGTCACGACCGTCGCTGCCAACATGGACATTCTGATTATTGCGTTTGGTCACTTGAGCAATAGCGGCGCAGCAGATGTAACACTAACCGCTACGGTAGACGGAACGAATGTAGGAAATGCGACCTACGGACTCCAGATCGTGCAGATAGCTGGCGCGGGCGGCAATTATCCGTTCTGCGTCGCATTCCGATATACTGTTGCGGCGGCCGGCGCGCATACGGTCAACCTGCAATGGAAAACCTCCGCAGGCACAGCTACAATTCACGGAGACTCGGCTGGACAATTCTCCGCCGGCGAGATTGGATAAATGAGGAGCAGCTATGAGACAGCATCAATTGCCAATCAGTTTAGCGAACAGTGACAAACTGCACAGTGAGCTAGCGAGCGAATTGACCAACAAATACGTCGGTCTGAACTCTGAGGAATTCGGGACGGTCTGGAAGGCGCTGCTGACGGATGACAGCACGACCACGCATGACGGGATAGCTGACGGCGTAGCGATGGCGCATGACCCGGATGTGCTGACTCCAGAGCAGTCCATAACCGCGGCGGTAGCAATCAACAGACAGCAGCTGGTCGAATATCTGAAGACGCAGCTGACCACACCAAACCCGGTCACGGCGACGGTCAGGGCGCAGGCGCAGGCATATATCGATGAGAGTGTGAAACTGCAAGCCGCCATGACCAATATCGCGGCCTTGTACGGGTACAACCTCGGCACGAATGCCGGGTATTTGCAAACCGCCCTGATACTGGTTTCGTTGATGACATAGGTTGCCATCCGGTTGTGAATAAGGTAAGATACGTGTATGGACCCACATCTCATTGAAACGATTTTCGGCGCGGGCGTGCTGACCATTTCGGCGGCCGCGTTTCTGGTGATGGCGCTTACCGCGTTCCTGAAAGTCCGCCAGCGCGGGACCGACAAGAACCCGGAAGAAACACAGTTCGGGCAGGTCCTGACAACGTTGGTCAGCACAATTGCAAAGTTCGACCGGGTAGCCGATGCGGTAGACCAGTCAACTATGCAGATGCAAAGGAACACAGAGGCGTATATCCTGACTGCCAAAAACGCACTGGAACAGATGGAAGCAATGGAGAGTCGCCGCGCCGGGGAGAATCAGGCTATGTTGAAACGCATCGAAGACAACACCGCTGCGATTGCCAACCAGTCTGTGGTTATTGCTACCCAAACGACTGCGCTCAATCAGATCGGCCCGTCCATCGAAGGCCTGCGAGCGGACGTGAATACACTCATCGCGCGCATGACCGCCATTTTGGAAAAGTATGATCAAACCAACGGCGAACTAAATGATGAGGTCCGCCGCTTCAACGATACCGTGCGCTCTATCGACGCCCACCTGAAGTGTTTCGAAGAATTGTTCGCCGAGGAGAAGAAGAAGAAGCAGAAAATGATAAAGCAGTCCGGGACCGAAGATAAACCAATCGACGACGCAATCAGTGAAGGGAAAGCGCTTTAATGGACGCCTATCTACTCATGCTCGTGGGCTACTGTGCCGGTGTGCAGCAGGCCGTTGACATCTTCAAAGCCTATCTGGACCGGAGCCAGGCCAGCATCGCCGACGAAACCCGCACGCTGCTGCTGCTGCTGGCAAAAGTGATCGCCGCCGCCGTCGCCGTTGTGCCTACCTACGTGGCCATTCCGTTTCGAACCGGGACTTGGCTGGACAGTTACCCGGTCGTGCTGGTGGCCGTGAGCGTGGTGCTTGTGGCTGCCGGCAGCCAGTTCATCTATCACGTGCTTAAGATCGTCAAGGCGGTCTCCACTGCATTGCCCCGACCGATGACGTTTACTGCAAGTGCCATCCGCACGAGCGATTTGGAACCTTTACGTGCGGATCCGCCCGCGCACGGGTAGGATAGCGCATTCATGCGCCGGAATCAAAAAGCCCCCGCCATTGCTGACGAGGGGCTTCTGTGTTTCCGCGGACTACTTTAGCAGACTGCCAATCGGATTAATCCCCAGATAGTCGAAGTCCTGCCGTCCGCGCATCTCGACAACTTCACCCGCCACAATCCAGCGGGACCGCCAGCGGCGCTTGTGAAACCCGGAAAACTCGGTGCGCGCACCATGTTGTTCCATAATGATTATCGCATGATTATGCAGAACCGCTGCGTCTCGCGCGGACAAGTGGAGCGCGTCAGTCTTCGGGTTAATGCTGATGCTTTTCGGCATCGCGCAAGCGATGATGTTTTTTGCTGTGCGCTTTTTCATTCCGTCTCCCCATGCGCCAGACGATCCCGGCAGGACCAGCAGTAAAACAGATTGCCGATTCCTATCAGTTGATCCACGTCGAACTGATGCCCGCATTCCGCGCACGTGCGCGGCGCTTGCAGTGCGATGAGCGAAGCCTTGAGACGCGCATTCTCGCTGATCAGCCGCTCGACCTTCAGGCGTAGGAGGTGGTTCTGCTCTATGAGGGACAGGTGCTTGTTCTCATCCCACCATTTTCGATGTGTCATTGAATAGCTGCCTCCTATTTTAAGCACAAATACCACGGATAATGAGCTAAACAGTCTGGCAGCACGAACACTACATAGAGCACGGTAACCAAGATCGCCACCAGTAGCAACAGCACAAGCAGTAGATGCCGTCTCGCTGAGTTCACGATTTATGCTCCTGCGGCGCTAACGTCATCAGCAGTGTCTCCAGTTGCGCGTTCTGCCGATCCCGCGTGGCAGAGTAGACGCCGTTGGCGGCGAAGGTGGCGGCGTGGGCGGCGGCGAAGGTGGCGACGGCGGCGGCGGCGAGGGCGTCGGCGGCGGCGGTGGCGAGGGCGTCGGCGGCGGCGTGGTCGGCGGCGAAGTCGGCGGCGGCGAAGTCGGCGACTACTGTTGCGGTGTCGGTGGCGTAGTCGGCGGCGGTGTCGTAGTCGGCGGCGGTGGCGGCGGCAGTGACGGCGGCGTCGTAAGCGTTGACGCACGCCGCTTCCAATTCCGCATCGGTCGCATCCCCGTCCAACCAGCGTCGCTTGGTCGCCAAGACCGCCACACTGCGCGGGTCCGGGTTGTCGACCAGCGCCAGCGCTTCCTCCGCGCACCACAGCATAAACTCATGCAGCACGCGGGTCGCGTCCGCCACCCACAGGCACAACCGTTCGCTGGCAACGTGTTTATTGCCGCCATGCGCGATGATGGTTCCCCGCAGGAGCGCTCGCTCCACCCCCGCGCCGGGCGCAAACTGAAGCGCATCCAGTGCGCGCTCGCTGCCATGCAGTCCATGCACGCAGGGAATAATCTCGCCCTCCACCCGCAGTGCCTGACCGGGGACAACCGGTAAGTTTTCTTCCCCGGTTGTGAACTCGCCGTTTACGACGCGCACAAAGTGCCAGACCAAAAACCCATCGCTTGCCTCAATCTTGTTTATTGTCATTCTCCTGTTTCTCCAGTTCCCGGTCTATTAAATACCGAATCGTCTTGCTGATACTGGCATGTCCGCGATTGTCCCGGATGTCTATGCCGCGCTCAGTCAGCGACCCCATGATTCTCTGGAGCTTATCGCGGTATTCGTCGGGCAGATAGAGCTGGATCGTTTGTGACATATGCGCTCCTGTCTGTTTCTTCCATTATATAAGCATATACCTATATTATCAAGTCAATTTCCGATGACGGTATGCCGGTTACCCGTTCCGACGATCAGCCACCATACCGCACCACCATCACATATGCCCATCTCGCGGCGTGCGAAGAAATGACCCAGCAGCGTCGCGCCAGAGGGCAAACAGAATAGGCCGCTTGCGGATGGCACGAACGGCCCAAGCCCGGTGCGCCAGATGTCCAGGTGCTCAACCACGCTGCTGCTGAGATAGTCCACAAAGCGCGTGTAGCCCTGACAGTACAACGCGGCACAATTCCGAACACCGGTTAACCGAGCAACATGGACTACCGCGTGTCCCTCCGTGATGAGCACCGCATCGATGATCCCTTGCTGCGTGCCCAGCCACGCCAGCACGTAATCGAGGCGGCAATCGTACAGACCGCGCGCGTACCGACAGCCGCCGGATTGCGGATCGAACAGCGACCGCCACACAAGCTCGCTGATGATCGCGCGTGTGTCCGCCCCCCAGACGATCCCATATTCCGTCTGCGTGATAATCGCCGCAAGGTCCGCCCAGGTCAGTCCGGGGATGGATGCTTGCAATGCCGCCAGCGCGTAATAGGCGCATCCGGCGCGATCTTGTGGCCCGCATGGGACATCCGGTTTCAGAAACATGTACAGCGCGTCGGACGCCACAATGCGCGCCTGCGTGAGAGACGCCGGGTCCACTGGCTGCCACGTGACTCCGGAAGCTGCGAAAACGGCGGTGAGGACGGTGATGATCAGCGCGGCCATTTGCTTCGCCTAATAGCTTTGCGTAGTTCATTTTCCAATATGCGGTCATTGTGTTCTGGATTGGAACACCGATAACCCCACAATCGGTAATGGACCATTGGCTGGTCACAGATCGGACAGCGTAGATCTTGATGTATTTTATCTAGTCGGGTTTCAACAGTCAAAGTCGTTTTCTTCATTGACAGGCCACCTCAACTGGCTCATCGCCGTACCCCGGTCCAACTTCGCTGATCGCAATCGTATGTATCCATAGGCGACTATCCGCCTGAAACACCGGCCAGGGAATGGTAAACGTAAAGCGCCCATACCAGTCACTGTCTCCACTCGTGATGAGCCACGCCGCCGACCAAGGCGCGGTATCACTTCCGAACATGGGTGCAGGCGGGGACTGCTGAACAAGCACGGTCGGGTTGCACGCGCCGGAGTG